TTGACTATTGAATGGCATATTGTTCTTATATAATAACTAGAAATTATAATCTTGCTACTACTGGCATATTTACATTTGAAACACTCATATTATTTGGTGTTGATGTTAGTCTATCATGTAATTTATTTAACATAACCTTTGCATTACTATCTGAAGAGTCTATTCTATTATCTGGACAAACACTACTTTGATCAAAGATGCTACTAAACTCATCATCATTATTTGGATCACCCATATTATTAATAGCATTCTTATCATAATAGAAATTATATTTACTATAATCGAACTCATTTCGTTGACTTAAATCATAAATATTTGCTGATACATTGATAATAAGAAGCACAATAATAATAATGATTGATATTGTTGCTACATTTCCAGGGATAATATTCTGTTGTAACAAGAGAGAAACAATAAAAATAAGAACAAAACCCATGGCAATACGTCTTAAGATATGAATATGTGCTCTATAACGTTCGCTTTCCCATTTTCCCAATTCAACTAAACGCCGTTTATTCAATTTATTTTTTTCAAGTCTATCCACATTTAAACGTGTCTTATTCAATTCATCTTCAACTATATCTGCTAAAGCCATTTGGTTTGCAATACTTTCTCTCTTTGTATTTAAAAATTCTTGATTTGATTTGTATAAATTACCTAATTGTTGGAATAAGTTTTCACGAATACTAGACACTTCTCTAATTTTTTGTGTCATAGAAACTATTAATGATTGTTCTGTTGTTTTTTCTAATTCTGCTAATAACTCCATTTCAAGTTCTTGTAGTCTTCTAATATCATTTAATAAAGTTTGATGTTGTTCCAAAATGTTAGACATTATATAATATATTAATAAAATAAAACATCCTATTGTCTTTTTATAGCATATATTCCACCACCAATGGCTAAAATTATCAATATCCAAATCACATAACTTGTATAATTCATACTACGCTCTTCAATATAATGTTCTGCCATAGCATCTAAAGTAGTTGCCTTTTGTTCATAGTCTCTAAATTTACGAACAAGCTCTTCGAACTCTTCTAAATCTTTATTTATATCTTCTGTATTATCGAAATCATCGAACGAGATATTCGAATTAAATCCCTCCATAAGATCCATTACTTTAGGAAATTCAGATAATTCAGCGTTTTCACTTCTTATTCTATTAATTTCACCTTGAATATTTTTAGATTCTCTCATTAAATGTTTTCTTCTCTCTTCGAGTTCTTTTCTTAGTCCTTGATTTAACTTTTCTAATCCACATAATGAGTTTGGTTTCATATTCTCTCCTTTAATAAATGAATTAAATATATTCCATTGTGTATCTGTAATATCTGTTGGACACGAGCCTGTATTATTATCTACATTATTATTTGGATACATTCGTAATTTATTGTCCATTGTAACATATCCAGTTCCTGATTGAAGCTCGTCATCCATAATATGTGAATAAACTGCGTTTGTATTACGCTGTCCGTAGACATTATTATCTAGACGTCTTTTGCAGTTATTACTTCTTCCATACCTTGCAACATCTTCATTATTGGTTACGTAACAATCTCCCTTTCCTAATAATGTTAATTCACGACGCCGTTTTACATCTCTCTCACCTTGTATTGCCATTATATCTTGTAGTCTAAATTGAAGAGTATCTATACTTCCTGAATTTAAAAGAACACGTAATGTAATTGTTTGATTACCTACCAAATTACTTACATCAAAAGTGTGACTGCTTGAAATTGAATTTCTTGTATAATTTATATTTCCTATTCTTACGTTAACTATTGTAGACGGATTTGACCTTTGTAAATTCCATCTAAATTGTATTCTATCTATAAAAGTCATATCTATTGGATTTGACTGGTAGATTACATCAATATTTGTAGCACGACGCGTTACTCTTTTACTTCTTCTCCATCGTCGTTTTATTTTAACTCTCCACGACCTTCCTATTCCATTTATTACTAGACCATACTGATTAGTTCGTGTAATTACACCATTTTGCAATGTTCTTCGTATTGCTCTAAAATTAATTCTATTAATTTGTCGTGAAAATAATACATTTGTTCGAGCACCCCTACGCATATTTCTAAGTAAAGCATACTGGTTTCCTCTTACATTTGCAATACCAACACAATCATTTCTAGAATTACATTGTTGTATTGCATTATTTTCATTCAATAATGCTGTAGATAATAAGGCAGAAGGATGTAAAATGTACCTTCTATTGTCATACTCATTTAATAATTTTGGTTCATAATTTTGAAGTGCATAATGTTTAAATCCACCAATATTTGAAACTACACTACATTGTTCTTTTGTCATTTTTCCTAAGTTTCTATTAATAACTCTATTTCTTATATTTTCATTAAAACATCCTTCATATTTATCATCGTGTTGAAGAGAGATAAAATAAGAACCATTTTCATTTAACTCACCACGTGAAAGTTGACTGCGTATTGTAGAAGAGAGAACACCAGTTCTTCTATCTTTATGTCTATCAAAAATAGAACTAGTAACTCGCCCATCTAATTGATAGTCATTCGCAATAATTCTTATGTTAGATATAATAATTCCACATCCTCCTGAAGAAGCATTTGAAATATCTATCTTTAACATCGTGTTTCTTCTTTTATCATCAAATAATGGAACTTGAATCCTACTTTTATTTCTAGATAATCTATGATTTCTAAGAACTACTTTAGGTCTTCCACCATAATACGATGTAATGGTTATTCTCTCTATTCCACATTTAGATTGAACGTCTAGAAGAACATTTTCTTTTTCAATATTACCCACACGGATATTTTTGCCCTCAAATCCACATGGTTCTGTTGGTGTCATTTTTGGACCTGGTATTAATGCTAGTTGAGAGAGTGATGATTCATTTACTCTATTTATTGTATTACTACAACTAAAATGTTTACTATTCCATTGATTACCCCATTCTCTTGCAACACCATACTGGTTCACATAATATCTAGTTCCATTCGATAACTGGATGTTTTTTCCTGAAAAAGGACTATTTTTAGCATTTACATATTTAAGTGTATTATTTCTATACTGATTAAACTTCTCATTAAATTCTTCAATATTTTTATTATGTTTTTCTATTCTTACTCTTAGTTTTTTAATATCATCTTGTATTATTTTTGCAAGTTGGTCTTTATTAGTAAAACCTTCTTGTATTCTAGTTTCTTTTATTGTGCTTGGTAAATGGTCTAGTTCTCCTCTTTTCCAAGATTTATCTTTCTTACTTATCATAAAAAAGTCATCTTTTCTCTCTTGTAGTTTATTACCTAAATATAAATCCATCATCATTTCTTGACCATCTATTTTTGTATAACTTGGATTTTTCAAATAATCAGATATATTATTATTCATATATATATTTACTTATAATATATATATAATTAATTTTTAGTCATTTGTCTCATTGTAAAAGCACCAATACCAAGAACAAGAATAATCCAAAAAATATACTCATAAAACTTACTATTTATTAATTTTTTTGAATCTATATATTCTCTCTCATAAGTATCTAATCTACTACTATTTTTTTCTAATTTATCTTTTAATTGATTTAATTTTATCATTTCCTGAATAATTTCTTCTTGTTTATTATTTTCAAATCCTTCTACTTGTCCGCCTATATTAGGTATGCTATCCATTTTTTTCTTTAATTCACTTTCTAATTCATTCGCTTTGTCTAAAAGTTGTTTATTTAATCTATCTACTTTATTACGTTTTCCTGAAAACAATTGATAAGAACAATCATCCCCAACTTTCATTATACCTGTTGTAGGAATACGTGAATAGATAGTATCAGGAAGATTACGAAACTCACTTGGACAACCATTGTCTTTTAATCGTTCAAATACATCCATATTTGGAACCACTCGTCTTGAACCATCAGGATGAACCCACGAGATTTGACCTGTTCTTTGATTACGTATCATTGTTCCTTCTAAATTACAAGGAACATCTCTTCTTAAAGGCACTCCTTCTTTTGTTTTATCAAAGACATTTAATCCATTCTGTCTTCCCATAAAACCAACAGGACAATCAGTTTTCTCTCTTAATTGTTGATGACTTCTTGAACCAACCCATCGTCTTCTATTATCATATTGTCTATGATATCCGTATTTATTTATATGATAACGTATTGGATGCCTACTTCTTGAAGAATATGTTTTACGACCAGTAACATTTACATTTGTATTTTTATCAAGTTCTTTTCTTCTATTTTTAATATCAGCTAAATAATCTTGATAAGCCAAATTATAATCTTGAAGAATCTCATCATATTCCATACGTAATTTATCTATTCTTTGATTTATTTCTGAAGTATTCGAGTTCATATTTTCCATTCCTTCAATATAAGAACCTAAATCTTGAGTTGTGGATGTCTTAATCAAATCTAAACGTTCTTTTCCTAACACTTTTTTATAACGTTTTCTATTATATAATAATTTTTTTCCACCATATAAATTTACTTTATCAACTTTATTGACACAAGACATATATATTAATACATTATAAAAAATCTATTCACGGATTAATTTTATTAATATACCTGATGTAACAAATGTTCCTAATAAAAATATACCATATATATACATATTTCTTCGAAATATATAATCTATATTCTCCATTCTCTCATCATATGCATTATCACTTCCTTTTAAGATATTTAATTTACCTCTTAATATACTATTATCTTCTTTCAATTCTTGCAGTTTTTCTTCTTGACTTCTTATTTCATCTATAGTTTCTGTTATAGCATTGTATGTTTTATTGTCTAAAGAAGATATATCATTAATAACTTCATTTAAATTATTTATTGAAGTTTCACAAGTCTCTCTTGTATTACTTGTATCTCCATCTTCCTGATTAAAATATTCGGTACAATCACTATAAACATTCTGTTTTACTATATTAAATCTAGTATTATATTCATCTCTATCCTTTTCTAAAGATTTGATTTTTACTTTTGTCATGAATATATAATATGAATACATTTTTATTGGATGCAATAACGATAATAGTAGGAAATCAATGAAGTAGGACTTTTACGTTTTATTTCACATAATTGACCTGGTTTTAAACCTAAAGTAATAGATACAGGGTCAAAACGTGAAATAGTAGGAAGATGTAACTTAGGTTCTTTAATATTATACTTTTTATATATAAACTCACTTTCTTCTTTATCTAATACTCTATGTTGTGGAACTAAGCTATGCTTTAAAATATTAAATTGTAGACGTTTTAAGGAACGAATACGTATATATGTATTATCATTTGTCCATAATTGTTTCAATGTTTTTATTAGAGTATCATTTGGTTCATCTTTTGTAATAAATATTATTTGGTCAGTTTTATTATTTAATATGTTTTCAATTCTATATAAACTTTCTACAATATCATATAGATTTGTTGGTCGCAAACTTTTATTTATATGATATTTTATAAATATTTTTTCTTGTTTATTATTTTCAACAATCATATCTAGTTGTTTATTTTTTAACATGATATGCACTTCATTTGTTGTAAATCCTTTGTAATTATCTACATTATACCCACAATATTCTAATTGTTCTAATAGTATATTTCTTGATGTAAATACAACATTTACTAGATTGCTACCCATTATATATATTATAATGAAATACTATATTTAATTTAATTCAATTTTATATATTATTTCCTATTGTTCTATATTTTAGATAATATAATCTAGAAGAAGATGAGTTTTGGCTTGTTAAGGGTGAGTTTTTCCGTTTATTATAAAAATTGATATTACTATTTTTATCCAACACTCTTCTTGCTGATATACGTGCCATAGAAGTAGAACTCTGTTTGACAGGTGTTATCTTTATATTATATGTATCACTACTCATATATATAATACTTATATATTATCTATTTTAATTGTCTTTTTTTCAATATCTTTATTGATTTGTAAAGTATCAAACTTATCTTCTTTATCCTGTTGTTCTTCATCTTCTTTCTCATTATCTATATCTAGAAGTAACTTAATACCTTTTTCTTCTAGAGTATTTAAGTTCTTTTTCTCTCTATCACCACCACTTATTGTATGTTGTCCTTTTAAATGTTCTTGGAATATCTCTAATTCTTCAAGTGTTAAATATTTATGAATTGGATTTTCTTGGATACTTCTAATATATTCATTTAATGTATCTATATTTATGAACTCATTTAAGAAATTTTCATAGTTATTCACATTATTACGTTGTAATTGGTTCTTTATCATTACTAATATTTCGGGTTTAAATAAACTATTTACTTTATTATCCTCACTTGTTTCATCATAAGAAGCAGGTGTAGTAAATCCTAAAAAGGATATTAATGTTTCCATTGTATCCAAAATTTGTATTCTATCCTCTTGTGAAAAATCATTCAAAAGTGATTGAATACGATTACTTAATTCTGTATTCTCTATTTGAGTTCTTGTAATATCTAAAGTTCCAGGTTCATATTCAGGTGACTTCGGGTCATATTCAGGTGACTTCGGGTCATATTCAGGTGACTTCGGGTCATATTCGGGTGACTTCGGGTCGTATTCGGGTGACTTCGGGTCATATTCAGGTGATTTAGGTTCTTGTTGATATGTTTGCGTAAATTGTTGTTTAGCTATTGTATCTAATTCACTTTGAAGTTCTATTTGTTTTCTTTTATCTTGTTTAGCACCTTTTCCTAATATAGTATGTTCAAACTTATTATGTGATGTGTTCAATAGTTCTTGAGTATGAATAGAATAATCATTTGCGACTTCATTATAAGTCTCTCTTCCAGTGTTTAATTTAATTGTATTTTTATTTGATAAAATGGATGTTGTTTGATCAATATTTTTATCTGTAATTATTCTGATACTAACATTCATTGCATTTAACTCTTGTATTAATAACTTGAAGGAATATGGAATACGAATAATGCTAAAATCACGCCCATAAACACTCTTGTTCTCAATTTGTAAATTATTATCTAATACACCTTTAAATTGTATAGGACCATCTACCATAGGACTTAAGAAAATATTCTTTGTTTCATTATAAATAGCAATGCTACCTGTATTATTACATACTGCCATATAATATTCGTCACCACGAACTAACATAGATTCATTCAAAAAAGATGACATTCCATGACACAATAACGCATCACGTTCCATTTCACCCACACGGAGACCACCATCTTTTGCTCTTCCACCAATGGTTTGTCTAGTTAATTGAGTTCTAGGTCCTCTAGCACGATAATTTATTTTATCTTTAACCATATGTTTAAGTCTTAAGTAGTATGTAGGACCAATAAAGATTTCACTTTCTAACATTTCACCCGTCATACCATTATATAATGTTTCATTTCCAGATGGATGAAATCCTTGTTTTTTCAACATAGAACCAAATACTTTATGTTTACTTCCTTTATTTACAAAAGCAGTACAATCACCAAAGGCACCATAATGTAAGTTAGCCTTACCAACAAGACATTCAACAAGCTGACCTATAGTCATACGGCTAGGTAAAGCGTGTGGATTTACTATAATATCAGGTCGTATACCATCTTTTGTAAATGGCATATCTTCTTCATCTAAGATAATACCGACAGTTCCTTTTTGTCCTGCTCTAGAACAGAACTTATCTCCTATAGATGGTTGACGTTCTTCTCGAATACGAACTTTTGCAATTCTAGTCCCCTCTTCTGATTCAGTAATATAGGTTTTATCCACTATTCCAAGTTGTCCTTTTTTGGGAAATACTGAACTATCAATAAAGGTATTTGGTTCACTAAGAGAGACCGAACATTTACCAATAACAACCTTTTTATCATCCATTAATACATTCTCTTTTATCATACCATTATTATCAAGATGAGAATAATCATATCCTGGCTTCAATCCCACCATATTTGATACACGAGATTCAATATTACAAAAATGACTATCTATATTAGAACCTGACACTTTACTAGATTCTTCATATGCTTCATACATATTAAAATATGTTGTTCTAAATAATCCTCTTTCTACTGAAGATTTATTAAATATTAATGCATCTTCTACATTATAACCATTATAAGACATAATTGCAACAATGGCGTTTTCACCATATGGATGTCTATTTTTTGTAATATAATCATAGTATTTACTTTTTACTAAAGGGATTTCACCATAGTTGAGAACAACTCCCATCTTGTCAATTCTATTTTGGTAGTTTGTATTATATATAGAAACAGCTTGTTTTGATTGTCCACATGAAAAGAGGTCTCTTGGTAATTGGTTATTTTCAGGATATACGACCATATTTCCCATAACACTCAAAAGAAGTGATGGATGAACCTCAATATGTGTAGTATATTTATTATCATATTCTTCTTGCATACTAATTAAACAACCTTCTACTTCAGCTGTATCTAAATACTCAATAATACAACTATTTTTTTCTAGATACTCAGAAACATTCGAATATTTATCTGGTATATCATATAATTCTCTTGGATTGTGTATAACACACTTATCTTTTGTCTTTTTCTTATCTTGATAATGAAATCCACTTGTTATTTGTTTCCAGGTGAGTTGTTCTGATGGTACATTCTCAAAGAAGGAACTTTGATAACTAATAGAGCCATCCTTTTTAATATAAAATAATGGTCGCATCAATCTTCCTGCATCACTATGAATAGTAATTTCATTGTGTCTATAATCCCAACGTATGGAAGAGTCATAAGGTAGTAATGAGTTTCTTCGGAATAATCTAAAATCTTCTACAATTTCTGCTGGATTTTTGATAATACCGATCCAAGAACCATTTAAAAAGACCTTAGTAAAGGATGCTAATTCTAGATTTGAAACTTCATTTATCAACTGAAGATTTCTCTCTCTCAACCATGTAATAAATATAGAAGAAGAACAACCTGAAGATACATCAGCCATACAAGAGAGATGTTTATGTAGTCCAATATTTGCACCATCTGGAGTATGTATGGGACATATAATTCCAACTTGAGAACTATGTAATAATCTAGGTCCAACCACTTTTGCAGTTCTATCTAAGGGCAAATTCACTTTACGTAGATGTGATACAAAAGAAAAATAAGATAATCTATTTAAATCTTGAACAATACCTTCTCTCTTGGTATGAGATACAGACCCCCAATTTCCTTTAAATCCTTTCATAACACCATCTTCAAGAATACGATTAGAGAAAAAATCTTTATAATTATTCATAATTAATGAGGTAAAATTATTTTGATATGTATCTTTATGATAGTAATATTCACTATCTATTTTTACAAAAATGTCTTTGATTTGTAGTTTGTAGTATTCTATAAAAAGATCATACAAGAGAGAACCTGATAATTCAACTCTCTTGAATTTGAAATTGTCACGATCTGTGGCTTTATCATCTCCTACATAAACTTGTAATAAACGCATTACCATGTAACCTAAATAATATGCTTTATCTATAAAATTAAGTTCTCCTATATTTGGTAAGAAATAATCCATTAAAATATGCAAAGTTCCCGAAATAGTTTTTGATTTTGTAAATGTAGATATATATTGTAATGCATTTTCTTGTGTAAATATTTTTGAAGAATCATAAACACTTGATGTAAATAAATCAATGTAATGACTATATTTTTTCATATCTAACAAACAAGTCTCAATTATTTTTTTATCAGATTGTATCCCTAAAGCCATCATTAAAATAAAGAGAGGTATAGGTTTTCTTACATTAGGAACTAATACAACAATCTGACCATTTGATTTTGTAGGTGTGGGACGAACAATACGAACTGATAAGGTTCTAACTGGTTTGGATGGGTCTTCTGATAATGTGCGAATATCTACAGAATGACTATATAATTCATTAAAATCATCTGTAATTTTCAATAAATTATCCGCAAATTTTTCTTGTGATACTATTACTTTTTCTTTTCCATTAATAATAAAATAACCTCCTTGGTCTGTTTTACATTCACCAAGTTGAAATCTAGTTTCTTCGTCTAAAGATGATAATATACACATTTTAGAATGAAGCATTATTGGTATACGTCCTAAATATATATGTTCTAATGTTTCACTATGTGTTGTTTTATTTCCATTATCGTCTATCATTAAATATTCAATATCTACATCATAATGTATTGTGAAGGAATAAGTCATATTATTCAATCGTGCAATATTTGGATACATATAATCTTGTCTATTTTCTTCACTCATTTCATTGTATAGTATAGGTTTTCCATAATATATTTTATTACCTTGTTTTCCACCTAAATATAAAAAACATTGTAATTTATACTCTTTTGTATTTTCATCTTGTTCCTTGACAATTTTGATTGGATTATTCTCTCTGAATATTTTAGGAATACCATTCCATACAAAATCATCATAAGATGATAAATGATGTTTTACTAAAAAATGTGTATTCTCTTTGAAATACTTTTCAATTAAGTCCCATACAAAAGATTCGTGATTTTCCATTTGTTATATATAATAAAATACTATTTATATTTATAATTTGTATTTTATTTAATCTTCTTTATCAAGAACATCAATACTTGCTTCAACTGTTTGTCTACCAACATTTAATACGAATAAACCAAGTATAATAAAAAGACCAACAAATGGTAACAATACTAAGAACCAAGCAAGATTAGTATATTTATTTTGACATAAACTATTTAATACAATTGTCCAGAATAAAACGTAAAGAAGTTTTCCAATGAATACTAGTAAAGTATGGAATGTTAGATTGCATTCATAGATTCCTAAACAATATTTATCAGAGTTTCCTAAATTTTGTAATCCCATCACAATGATTGAGAAGAGAGAAATTAATACATAAAATCTTGCAGGATTGCATAAAATGTCATATTGTTTGAGTACGTTATCAAGAAAATTGTTTGCCATATTATATATTTTATAATTAGAAAATAAATTTCATTATATTTTAGCTATTTCATTTCGTGCATTCATAATATGTTGTTTCATATCTGTAGGAGTAACAATCATATTGCTTTCACCTGAAAGATAAGGTTGATACATAGTTGATGGATTGTCGCTTGGTAATGTAGATGTTCCATTATATCCAGAATACAAGTTATTACCTGCATACTCTAATGAACGAGTACTAGATGTTATTTGTGAAGGTATCAATGATCTTAAACCTCCACCACCTTTATAGGTGGGTATATCAGTTACTTGGATTTGGTCTAACATATTATACATCTGAGGAATAGTTTGAATATGAATGGGGTCACCACCAATAGCTAACTCACTATTCAAGGCGTGAAAATCAGGAGATAAACTATAATGTGTTCCACCTAATGCAGGATCCCATAAATTATTTTTTGGGATAAAGTGAGGAACAGGATTAATATCTTTAGGCCAAAACTCCTTCAATCCAGGTGCAGGTGTATAACGAACTTGACCTGGTATATGTTTATTACCTCCTTTTTGTTTACGTGTAGTTTTACGTTTTCTTCCTCGTTTACTCTGTTTTCGTGGGTTATTTCTAGTTCTTGACATTATATAATATTATTAGAAATTATATATTAAATATATTTAAAGATTTTAGAATACTATATATTATTTAAAATATGGATAGCACATTATTTAAAAGTGGTGCTGGTATGACATCTCAGATGATGTTAATGGCAATGTTGAATAGAGAGATTACATTCAATCAAATAATATCAATGATACTTTTTAATCAACTCATTTATATAATTCCTTCATTCATTGTATTTTTTAAAAAATATGGTTATATATTTGTTGAAAAAATGAAAAATAAATTAATGAAAGGGAAGAGAATAAAAAACTTTGTAGAACAAGAAAAAAATATCAAGAGTGAGATTATTTATAATAAACATAAAGATTGTACAATTGTAAATGCAATAAATAATTATATTACTAATTTAAATGAATCGAAAAATCTTACGTATTATCAAGATTATTATGTGACAAATAAAGAAGAATTCCAAATAGCACCAGATATATATTGTAAAGTTTATGTAAAAGATATATTAGATACGAATGAAGAGGAGAAAAAAAGTATTGATTATAGAATTATAGTATATTCTTATAAATATGAGCTGGAATATTTAAGAGATTTTATAAATACATTGAATGAAAAATATATATATGAACTAAATAACAAACTTGGAAATAAAAAGTTCTATTTCGATGAAATATCTATGAATGTTCCTAAAGGTCCAAGTGGTGAAATACGTCATGAGATGATGCCACGAAATCTTTCTTTTATAATGACAGAGTTTAATACAAATAAATCATTACATAATGTTTTTGGAAAACATCTAGAAATAGTGAAAGAGAGAATAAAGTTATTCCAAAATGATAAGAAATGGTATGAAGATAAAGGTATTCCACATACACTTGGTATTTTATTACACGGACCACCTGGAACAGGTAAAACCTCGTTAATAAAAGCAATTGCAAAATATTGTAGACGTCATATATTCAATATAAAACTATCTAAATATAGCACAAAAACACAACTTAGAAATCTATTTTTCGAGAAAAAAATAAATGTGGTCAATGAAAATGGAAGAAATGTTACTTATGAAATACCACTAGATGAAAGGATTTATTTAATTGAAGATATTGATTGTTTGACTGATATAGTATATGAACGTTCTATGAATAAGAATAATATGAAAGAAAAATATTCAACTTCTTCAGAATTAGATAACATTTATGGTTCAACATTAACTAGAGGTATGAAAAATGATATAAGTCAGTTTACAGATGGTTATAATAATTTTAGTATTATCCAAAATAATGAAAATAAAAAAATAGGAACATCAATTGAAAATTCAAATAATACAATCTCAGATATTAAAGATAATATTAAAACTGAGGAGTTCTTAAAAGATGAAGATGAAATGTCAGATGGTTTGAACCTATCTTTCTTATTAAATTTGTTAGATGGTATATTAGAAACACCAGGACGCATATTGATTATGACAACTAATCATCCTGAAAAATTGGATAAAGCATTAATAAGACCAGGAAGAATTGATTTAAATATACACGTAGATTTTTGTGATTTACACCTAATACAAGAAATGTTTAATCACTTTTTTAATCAAGAAAAAAATAATTATGATTTTAGTAAATTAAATTATGTAAACAAAATAACACCAGCAGAAGTCATAAAATATCTATTAAATAATTATAATTCTATAGAGATGTCATATAATGAAATTAAACGTCATATAACAACAAAATCATAGAATAATTATTCAATATCAACATGAGTTAACATGTGTCTTCTACAACACATTTTATTTAGATTTAGTTTATCTAAAACAATTCCTTCTGGTGTTTTCTCAATATTATCTTCTGTAAAATAAATAACTTTATTTGTATCCATATTTTGAGATAGTTTTATCTTTTTTACTTCACGTAAATAATACAGATATTTATCTGCGAGGACATTACCACAAGTAAAACACTTTACAGGTATGATCATATTATATATTATATATTATGATTGTTTTTTTTAAAATCAATTTTATTTAAATATCATATCTTTCGTTTTTACACCCTTGAAGATTTAAAACCGCACCTTTCGGTGAAATAAAAAATCAAAAAGGTTTGCCCTTCGCAGAGCGTGTAAATTTTGGTTTTACTGGTTCGTCTAAACCAGTTGATAAATTATTGCTTCTTGACAAATAATTTGGTCTTTCTTTATTATTTATCGCATTATAAGCAATTTTGTAGATATTTGTAGCACCATTCACATCTCTATTCCAATAACCGCATCCGTTCTTACAACAAATCAGTCCGTGGATTAAGACATTACCGCTTCTGTATGGTTTTGGATTTTCCCTAACCATCGTCTTTTTACAAATACCTATTTCACAATTGGAACACATACAACTTGTTCTGAACTCATCAACCAAATAAGTTTGAAATCCTACTTTTCTAAATAAGGTTCTCATTCCTTTTCCTTTGGTCGCTTCTTTGAATTTCATTTGTTTTTTCTGTTCGTAATCTCCAAAACAAACTACTACATCATTTTCATGTCCAAATATGCGTTTGAAATTATTTAACATTCTTTGTTCGCTTCTTTTTGTGTTTCTATAATTTTGTAAGCGTAATTTTCTAAAAATGTATTTTTCATAAAATTTAAATAACATTTGGTTTATTTCACTTTTCTTTTGGATATATTCCTTATACTTTGTTATGTTTAATGATTTACGATTGTATTTAGATATTTCAGTTTCCCATTCTATAATCGTTTTCCCATTTATTTTTTCTTGTTTCAATTCTAATTGTATTTTTGAAAATTTCCTTTTCTTTGTTTCTTTTCTTCTTTGGTCTTGTGAATAACGAAACTTATTTGCTTCTTTATTACAATCATCTACACAATAAATTAAATCACATTTTCCAGGGTCTATTGCTACTATTTTCTTATTTTGGAGTTGTGAATAATCTTTAAGTTCATCAATATATGTTTCATTAGATAAACCTTTTTTCATCATTGGCATTTTTTTACCAACTAAATCTTTACGCAACAATAACAAAGAACAACTTACACCGTCTGTTTCTATCATATGATGAAAACTATAATGTTTCTTCTTGAAAAACTTGCGTTCAGTTCTAAAAAAGAACATCCATATTTTATCTTCGTTTTTCTTCAAATTCCCTTTTGTCAAATAATCACCTTTCTTTCCTTGTTTCTTTGTCATAAGCAAATGAACTAATGTGGTTGTATCTATTCTAATATGCTTTGGTATAACTTCACTCCTCAAAGGAAATACATTATAAATGGATTGTTCTTCTTTTTCTATTTGTTTCATCATATAAATCATACACGGAAAATACTCAAAAGGACTACACATTAAATCATATACAATATTGTTCTTTTTGTAAGTTGGTTTATTTGGAGTAATACATTATATTTTTATTTTAAGTAGTTTTCGCTAAATATTATATATTTTGGAATTATATAAAAAATTGAAATGAATAATTATGTAATATAATAGATACAAACCAAAGCATTTAGAGTATAGACATTGTAATATAATTTAATTCTTTATAGTAGAATTAATAATGGATAATATAATTATGAATGAAAATGGAACTATTGAAATTTACAATATAGAACAATACACATATCAAATTAAAGATAATAAATTAATTCTTTATCCAAAAGATAATTATTTGTTATATGAAGAATTAATTATAACTGAAATAACTAATAGTAAAATTGTAAAATGCAATGTCATAACAAAAACTAATCAACAAATTAGTAATAAACAAAAATATAGGAGTATTTTACAAGATATTTGGAAAAGTATGTCTTCACAAAAAATAATACAAAATACATCATTTAATATTAAATTAACAAAGGAAAACACAAAAGGATATACTTGGAATGATGAACTTGGATTTTCTTTCCAATCAAAAGATGCAAAAGGAACACTAAAAGAAATTATTCATATGTGTAATCTTAATAATTATAGTATTGAAATAAAAATAGAATTAGAGAATAAAAAAATTATAAATTACAAGAATTAAATTAATTCAAAACAATATTTCTGTGTTCTAATATGTTTTCCATCTTCTGTAAAATGATAATCTAAACTTACAAAATTATATTTCTTTTTTATTAAATGTTTTATAATTGACAACCAAGGTCTTTTTATTTTATTTGGTTCTCCAACTGCTTTCATATTATTAAATGAAAACCATCTTCTTATTTCTGGTATTAACTCCATTATTTGTTTTTGGATTTCTTTATTTTTATCTAATTCATAAAGTGTATATTCTGTTTTATTTTCTAAATCCAAAATAGTTGCGATTTTATCAACTATTTTTTCTTGTTCTTTTTTATATAATTCACTTTTAAGACGCATTATTGTTTTACAATATACTTAATAAAAAATATTTTTTAAGTATATTACTTATAATTTTTTAATTTTCTTCGTCTTGTAGATGGTTTCTTTTTTAGTTCATAACCTTCTTTCAAATTATAAGAATATTCAAAATAATTTTTATAATTTTCTGGTTTGACTTTATCAATAACATTTTCTACATTTTTTTCTAATTGTTGGAAGTTTTCAACATTTCTATTCTTTTTCAAGTATGTTTTTATTTGATTAAAATAAATTTCAATTGGACTATTTGAAGAAGGAGTATAAGGAACAGCAAATAAATAATGATTTCCACTTTTTGTTATGGCGTTTTTTATTAAGTTGTTATTATGACTTCCAGCATTATCTAAAATAATAAGATGGTCTTTATATTTTGAAAATACATATTTTTCTAAAAAATCTAATAATCTTTCTTTTGTCATACCTCCTTTTTCATATAATTCTTTTCCAACGCATTTTGAATTACTTATTGCTACTAATAATGTGAATTTACGAAATACAAATTGATTAGATGTTTTTATTACACATCTTCTACCTAATTCACATCTACTATATGTTGGTTTTAAGGCAGAACCAAGACTTGTTTCATCTAAACAAATAATTTTATTCATAGGAAATTGTTTAACCCTACTATAAAACTTATTCAGTTCAGTTTGTTTTTCTATTGGTTTTTCATATCTTTCTTTTGGAAAATGCTCGTGTCTTGTTCTTTTTCTTGTTTTGTTATTATCTCTTATTACTTGTCCTAAATGTTGAGGTGTAATATCAAATGTAGGATATTTCTTTTTCATATCAATCACTAATTCATTCATAGTAAGTTGTTCGTTTTGTTTCAATATTTCCAACACATTTTTCACTTGTGGTTTAGTAATTTTATAAGAAATAGGTTTTCTATTTCTTCTTGTTAGATTTTTAGAAGTATTAAATCGTTTAATCCAATCTCGTAAAGTGATTTTTTACAATCAAAAATTTTACAAGTTTTCTTATATCCATCTCCTTTATCATTATTTAAGTAATATTTAACGGCAGATATTTTATAATCTTCTGTCTTATGTTTAGTCATTTATATTATTTTGAGAAAAATATAAAAATAGTTAGGGGTGCGGTTTTAAATCTTCAAGGGTGTAAAAAAAAGTGGGTTTGTCCATCAATTTCATCTGAAAAAATCGGTCCATTTCTATTTCCAGCAACACATTTCTCTTTTTCTTCCTTATGTTTTGGAAGGTAAATACAACAACGTGTTAAATTACAAGTATCGGACGTTAATGATTTACATTTTTCATTTAATTCATCACTAGATAAGTCACATAGATTAGATATATCAGTATCAGAAGTTGTCTTCATGCCCTCAATATAAGTAGTATTCATATGATAAAATATGAATACATATAAACTAACTAACACAAGAATAATAATTTCAATGTAATTATCTCTTAGTCCACGCAAAGAATTATTTGTAAATTTCCGTAATGATAAAAAAAAAATCATATATATAATATTCTATATTAATTTAATCATCTCTTATTAATTTTATTCCTTCTGTTGTTTTATATTTTTTATAGATTATTCCTTCTTTATGAATATTATGGTGACAACGTTTACATATACGTATTAAGTTTGCAGTATGATTTTTATGAATGTGATTTATAAATCCATTATCATCTGCATTTTTTTGGTATTGTAAATGATGAATATCATTACTATCTTCACCACATAATTCACAAGTTCCATCCATTATTTTCTTAGAGTTATAAGAAGATATTTTCATATCTGTAATTGTCTTAGTTCCATAATATTTCATACGAATACTTGTAGCTAAATCTAGAAATGATACTGGTAAATGCAATGATTTACAAACCTCAAGACCATACATATTATCGCCAGGACCACCACTCAATTTACGATTGTAAATTAAACACTCTTTCTTCCTGTCATACATGACACTTAAGTGTTTCAATGTCACATATTCTAATGTTTTTATTTCATCCATTTTTGTAATTTCGTGGAAGTGTGTTGCAAATATGAATTTACAGCCTTTTTCATGTAAGTGAGACAATCCAGATGCAAAAATACTTATTGCTGAGCCATTCTCTGTTCCAGAACACAACTCATCACCAAGAACTAAACTATCCTTATTTGAATAATTTAAAATAGTTCGTAATTCTGACATTTCTACTGCAAATGTAGATAAACCCTTAAATATATTATCATTTCCTATAATCCGTGTAAATATATGTTTAAACGGATAAAATATAAAGGATGAACAAGGAACATACATACCTGATTGTGCCATTATTACTGCAATACCAATTGATTTAATTAGGCTTGATTTCCCCACTGCATTCGTGCCAAATAATAAAAAACCTAAATGTTTATCGTGTAAAGATATATCATTCGGAATATAACACTCATCTTGATTGATATGTTCAATAAGAGCATGTCGCAATTCTTTACAATCAATAAATGATGAAGTGGATTCCTGAATAATTGGCTTACAATAATTATATTTTTTTGAAATGATAGATTTTGTAATATTTACATCAAGTATACTAACTAATTTTGTAAGTGCATGGAAATAATTATTATAGGGAAACAATGTAGTTAAAAACTCTTTATAATACACCATAATTGTTTTTTTTAATCTATCTTTTAATCGAAGTATATTATTTGAAATATTATCAATAACATTTCCACATACACAAGCATCATTTCCTTTCTTTTCTATTTTAATTGACGATATATTTAAATCATATAAAGCATCTTCATTATTGTAACTTGATTTATAACTTAGTTGAATACTTTGTTTCTCTATATTTTCTAGTTTGTTTTTAAGTATCACACTTCTCTTTGAAGTTACTTTAATATAATAACCATATTTATCTGTTTCGTGTAATTTACATAAGTCTTTGTTTACTTTTTTTTCTTTTTCTTGGATCAAGGATGTTAAATATTCTCGAATACATTCTAATTTATCAAAACTTTCCATATAATCTTTCTGAATTTTATCTAGTTCTTCGTGAATACCTCTTTTAAAAAAGTTTAATGTAAAATTATTACATAGTTCATTATTCTTTTTCAATATTTTACAATCTAGTTTCTCATATATATTCTTATTTAATATACGTATCGATTCAAGAATTAAATCATAATCTAAATATTCTTTTAGATAGTCTTTATACTTATCAATATCTTTTTTTATTATTATATATAGTATATCTATTGTATTCTTAAACCCAATAAAATCACTTGGTTTTACTCTAGATAAAATCGTTTTTCTATAAAACTTTTCAATATCTATCGTCTCACTTAGTTTCTTATAGATTATCTTCATAGCTTCAATATTTGTTAATATGAACTCTATTAAATCATATTTTTTGTTCAATTCATTTCTCTCTACAATTGGATTTAATAATTGTTCTTTAAAATCTCTCTTTCCAATTGTTGTAACGCATTTATTTAATAATGATAATACACTGGAGTAATTTCCATTATATTGAGTGTCATCAATAATGTTTAGTTGTTTTAATGAATGATTAGAGAGAACAAGTTGATTGTCTCTATTTATTTTCGGCTCTTTAATTTTATATATAAGACTTGGATTATGTTGATATATATAGTCTAACAAAAAAACAAAACATTCAAATAAACAAGGATAATAATCTAATGAAGTGCTGGATATATAATACTGATAATCTTTTATATCATAAAATTTTTCCATTAATTCTTTTTGATAAATCGCATTCTCACATTTTAAACATCTTTGTGTCATTATATTATTATGGTCACTCAATTCTATTTTCCGTATTACTGGACTACGAACACCTATAAACATGAGTATATCATCTATTTCTGTTTCTTTTATCGCATCTTTATTAAAAATTATTATAAACTCAACGGGTAAATACACGGAATAGATGCGTTCTAGTTCATCAAAAGTAGTTGGATTATGAAAATATTCTTTTTTTATTTCATTTAAAATAATATTTCCTGTTATAATATCTACTAATGTATAAGATATATAAATATACTTCTTAATATGAATTAGATTTGGATTTGTAACAAATATTTTAACACACATTAACATATTTGATATATTATTGTCCCTATCAAAATCTGTTCCTGGACTTATAATATGAAGTAACTCTCTTTCAGCACTTGGATTATCATCATTTTGTTTATATATTACGATTGTATATCCTGAGTTTGTTAATTTGTTTGTATATTTGTTAATCATATAATCACGAAATCCAGCCATTAATACATTACAATTTGCATCTATATCTTTATCATATATCGAAACTTTAGTTTTTACACTTACATTTAACTCGCATATCTTGGAAAAATCCTCTATAGAACTCCCAAATACTTTCATTTTATATTTCTTTGCATATACTTCAAAAAAAGCACCAACTTGCATGAGTAAAATACATTTCTCTCCATATTCATCTTTATATTGTGTAGTTAACTCGAAATACTTCTTGATTAGACTCATAGCTATAGCAATGTAGATAGAATTACATTTAAATGGTTTTATAATATTAACTTTGATATAAATAGTTGTGGATTAGGTATTTACTATTTTTATTCTTGATATCACCCGATAATATAGAGTTTCTATATATCTCTCTAATAATTGTATCAGGTGCGTGTGAACCATATCTAATCAAGTTTTTATTTCTTAGCTCTTTTTTCATTGTATTTATGTCTATCTGTTCCAATATATTAATCTCTCGTTTAATTTGTTTTATTGTCTTGTTACTTTTAATTAATACAGCAACTTTTGTATCTTTTTTTCCAAGATTGTATACTCTACGAATAGTTCTTATTCTATATTTCTTAACTTTTTTTCGTGGCTGGTTCTTTAAAGACTTTATATGTCTCTTATGATTGTTTTCTATAATATGATTTGTTTTATCTTGTCGTATTTTTTTCAGATTGTTTAATTGTTTACTTCTTTCGGTTTGTATAGCATTTCTATCTTCGATGTTTAGTTTAATATGCTGTTTCTCTCTACTTCTTGTAGTATTATGAAGTTGATTTCTTTTTTTAAGTGTGCGTTTATATTCTGAAAATGTCATTTTTTTACCACCTTTTAAACATCCATAAGGTGGTTCTTCTTTTGTTTTTGATACGCTATACTCTTCTTTATTTTCTTTATTTGCTAAAATATTAGTTTTTTGATTTATATTGTTCATTTTTGTTGGAGTGTTTTTTGGAACATTTGTAATCTTGTTGTTATCATCCTCATTTTTTGTTTGTATATTTTTATCTTTTAAATATTTATCTAAAAAAGATAAAGCTTCAGTTAATCTATCTTTTGAACTATTTATATTTTCTGTAGTAGGTTTGGAAGATGTTTCTTTCATATTTTTATCTTTGTTTTTATTGAAGTTTCGTATGTTAGATATTAGTTTTTTTTTCAATGTATTCCTAATATTTGGTTTACTTGGTAATTCTTTTTTCTTTTTTAATGTTTTATTTTTTGATGTTTTGTTTTTTGAAAGAGAGAAAAAGTCAGGATTTATTTGTATGACTTTTGTTTTTTCTGTTGAACTCATACAATTAATATATAAATTAAAACATTTACAGAAACGATTTACATAAACATTGATTTATAATTTGTATTCTCTATATCCATTTTCTTATTTTTATATTTTATAAAATCTTTGTAGCCTCTTTCTATATCATCTTGATTAATTCGTTTTTTAATTGAACTATCACTTATACAAAAAATACGTCTACTATGATTTATTTTTACTTTTGAAAACAATGCTTCCATATCACGACCAAAATAAGTAAAAGATGCTTTATTCTTTAAAAACCAACTTTCTAACTCTTTCTCTTCTATGCCCAACTTCCACCCATTTTCAAGTACAATCTTTTTGAATATATCTTTCAATTCTATATGTGTATATTCTGATGTATCAAAACACCATGTAAATCTTGATTTTAATCCATTATTGTATGAAAAAAAGCATTCATCTAATTCATCTTTATAACCTGCAATAATAACCATCAAATTATCCTTGTGTTCGCTTAAAAGCTCACATAAAGTATCAATACACTCTTTTGAGAAGAAATCTCTTTTTTCTTTATTTCCTAATGAATACGCCTCATCTATGAATAACACACCATCTAGACATTCTTCTACAATTTTTTTTGTTTTCATTGCAGTCTGTCCTAAATATCCTGCAATTAAATCAGGTCTTGTCACTTTTTTGAAAACACCTTTTTTTAGAATACCAAGCTTACTATATATTTTACCGATAATACGTGCTACTTCTGTTTTTCCTGTTCCAGGTGGTCCATATATACACGTATGCATATAATCACCTTTGCTATCTTTATGTAAATCTTGAATATAATAAATAATTTGATTTAATACTGATATTTTTAGTTCACTCATTCCTATCATTGAATTTAATTCTTTTAATTCATTTTTTATGTTATGAAGTCTTGCCAAGTCAATATTGTATTCAACATTCGATAGAAGTGGATTTTCATCAATAATTTCAATTAATGAAGATAAGTTTTCTATATCTTTCTTAATAATTTTTTTATCCAATTTTAATATATTATTTATATGTAATGTTTTATCCTTTCTCTCTAAAGTTATTTTTTCATTGCTATAATGATTGGATAATTCATACTGATTATCTTGAATAAAGTTTTCATCAATTAAATTCAAAAATTTATCACATTCATTTTTACTATTTATATTGGGTGGAAATTTATACGTATTTTTTCTAGTTTCTGTATATTGAGATTGGTATATGTCAAGGGTTGAAATAAAGTTTAAATATGGATTCATATAATAACTTAAATGAATACTTTTATATTATTATACTAATATACAATTTTAAATATTAATAATGATTTTAGTTCCTATATTATTGTGCATATCATTTGTTTCTTCTTTTTATACTTGGATTTATATGAAGTGTACCAATAATCTAGAGAGAACAAGATATAAAAGAACTCTTTATAATATTCATCATTATATATTTTATTATATACTAAATGCGATTATATCATATTTACTTTGGAAAAATGTATATATTATTTATGAAAATATAGATAATCCATATAAGGAAAATGTAATATTTATTTCTTTAATGTATATTATAATATATATTTCTATGAATTTCAAGTACTATATAACGATGTTATATAACAATTAATATTCTAATTATTTCATTATGTTGAATTGGTTATCTAATATATTGAATATATAAGTAATATAAAAAAAAATTGATATATAATTTAAGACAAATATATTATTAATAAGATATTTATCTTGGATTCTTTGAGATGAACACAATTAAAATAAACAGGAATGAATCGGTTCAATGTAATAAATATATTGAAGAGCCGTGGTCTTTAATTGAGAGTTATTTTGATGGACAGCATTTAAAGAGAATGGTTCGACATCATATAGAATCTTATAATAATTTTGTAAATGAACAAATACGTAAAACAATAAATATGTTTAATCCTGTTTATGTAAGGTCGCCACAAGATTATCATGAAGAAAGTAAGAAATATAGTTTGGAAATGATAATTACTTTTGATAATTTCAATATTTATAGACCTCAAACATATGAGAATAATGGAGCTACTAAGACAATGTTTCCGTGTGAAGCTAGATTGAGAAACATGACGTATTCATCAGTAATGACCATTGATTTAAATATTAAGATTATAAGGAGATATGGAGATATGTTACAAGAGTGTGAAATAAAACATAAAATATTGCCAAAAATACATATAGGAAAAATACCAATTATGTTAAAATCGTGTTTATGTGTATTAAATCAGTATAATCACATAGATAATTCATATATTGGTGAATGTAAGTATGATTCAGGAGGTTACTTTATTATAAATGGAAGTGAAAAGACTATTTTAGCACAAGAAAGAGCGGCAGAAAATCGTATATGTTGCTTTAATACTATGAAAGGAAATAGTAAGTGGTCTTGGACTGCCGAGATTAAATCAGTTCCTGACCATAAAGTAATCTCACCAAAACAAATTAATATGATGATTTCAAATAAGAATAATGGTTTTGGTCATTGTATTTATGTTCAACTTCCACGTTTAAAGCAACCAATTCCATTATTTATACTATTTCGTGCCTTAGGTATTATATCAGATAAAGAAATATGTTCTTATATTGTATTGGATGTTCACGAGAAAGAAAGTCTATCTTATATGAGAGAACTTCGTGGTTCTATTGTAGATTCAAATCGTTATATTACACAAGAGACATCCTTTGAATATATTGTAACAAATGTAATTTATACACCATTAAATATGACAGAAGAAGAAGGTAGAGATAAAAAAGTAGAGTTTGCAAAAGAAGTTTTAGAGAATGATTTGTTTCCACATTGTAAAACAAAGAGAGAAAAGATATACTTTCTCGGTTATATGACAAAAAGATTGATTGAAACAAGTATTGGTATTACAGAACCCGATGAAAGGGATAGTTATTTAAATAAAAGAATAGACCTAGCTGGTTCATTATTGAATAATTTGTTTCGTAATTATTTTAACAAACTTGTAAAAGATATGCAGAAACAGATTGTTAGAGAGATTAACAATGGTTCGTGGCGTTCAACAGATAATTATATAAATATTATAACAAATACAAAC